CCTCTTACTAGTTGTTGTAAGTGGGTGGGACTTACTAACTTTCCCGTAGGTGCGTGGGAGCAAAAGTTTAGAGATCCACTTGGTTGGTTCGATAGTTTTGCAAGGTCTAAGCACGTATCTACTCTGCTTGATGATAAGTCAGACCGCCTGTTAAGTCGTTATACGTTAGTTGAGGGCTCATGGGCAACGAATAGATCTTTATTAGTGGATATGGCAAAACCGCCCGCTACTAAAGAGAACCCGTCTGCGTATGAGTTGATTGACTATTCTATTGACCGACTTCCTAATTTTGGCCTACCTAGTATTGAAAGTGTAATAGAAAAGTGGTGGTTAAAAGCTGTAACTATGAATTCCGAAGCTAACCCTGGGTTGGTATCACGCAGAGAGTTGGGTAATACTAAGAAGTCTGCGTATGGCGCTGGGCTTTATATGGCTCAGCGCATATGGGACAAGGTAGTTACATCTAAATCACCTGTCTGTGATAAGTCTTTATGGTCTGTAGGTGGTAGGGCACGTAAGCAGGATATGTCCAAGGGCAAAGTTCCTGAGTCACGTATTGTATTGATGCCTGAACTACCTAACAGCATTATCGCAGGTGTTATTGCACAACCAATACTTAAGGCCATGAAGAAAATGCAAATTCTTAACCCTGGAAACGAATGTTTTATGGGACAAGACGTTACATTGGGAGGTTGGAATAGGATTAAACAATTCGTCACTCCTGGGACACCAACATTAGAATTGGACTGGTCACGGTTTGATTCGACTGTTACTGAAAATGTTCTAGTATCAGCCTTTTGTTTATTACGTACATGTTTTCCTAAATCGCGTAAAGTTGATAAACTTTTCTTGTTTGTAATGTCTGGAACTATTTACAAGCATATCGCTATTAAACAACGTTTCATATATAAATTGACACGTGGCGTGCCATCTGGTAGTCCACTCACGTCAATACTTGTTACATTGTGTAACTGGATATGCTTAAATTATACATTACGAAAGAGTGGTTTGTTTGGCATAAGTGGTCCCAATGATTATAAGTTGGCGGTAGCTGGTGATGATACTTTAATCGCTTTTACTAATCCTGATACATATAAAGTTGAATATGCAGACAAGATCTGCTCAACCTTTAAGGAGTATACTAATCTCCGCTGTGATCCGGATGACCTAAATCTTAATGAGTGGTACGGTGGTGAATTGTACTGCAGTGGTGATATCGAGTTCGCACCATCAATACTTAAGACTGTGATATGGCAGGGATTGCCCGGTAGACGTCTAAAAGATCTAGTAAGGTCAATATCTTGTCCTGAAAGTAAAATTAGATCCTATTGGGACGTACTGGATGTAGTAAAGGGTTACACTAGTATCCCGATATATACACCGCTTGGGCGTGCCCTTATGCTTAGCTTGGGTAGATTTTTGAATGCAAAGCTGTCAAAGGATTACGGTACCACGGAAGACCGGGAGCACTTCGATCCGTATTCTTCCAGCACTTATCTACCGAAAAGTGAAAGTTTGGTGATTTTAAACGATTATTCTGACCAAATGTTACGGGATCCACCGTATCTTCGAAAGGATAAATGGCATGGGAATGCATTAACAGGTTGGAAGATTGATCTGGTTTCAAAAATCAGTATTACATTATTTGGGGTCTCCGAATAATAATATTTCTACAAGGTCATACATATATACCTG